TTGTCCAGGGCGGCACACCAACATTTTCAACACAGTTAGATTTGACAGCAGGATTGGTTACACATAGTAACTTTTATTTTACAATGCGTCCAGACAACGTTACTGGACTTATTAAGAATACAAGTGCAAATGCAAACCAAATTGATTTTGAACTAAAAGCACCTGCTACGGGAACAATTACACATTCTGTTGCAATTACATCAGAAGGCATTATGCCAGGCGGCGCAAGCTCTGATCTTAAACTTGGTAAAGACGGATTTGCATGGGATGAAGTACATGCTACAGCATTCAAAGGAACAGCAGATAAAGCAGATCAATTAAGAGTTGGAAACACAGGTAGCTCATATACATATGCTACCGAATCAAATGTAGGCGGAACTATTGCTATGAGACAGCAAGACGGCTCCAATACAAAAATTGTTGCAGACATATTCCAAGGTACAGCAACTCAAGCACAATTTGCTGACTTAGCTGAGAAATATACTGTTGAAACAAATCATCCTGTTGGTACTGTAATGTATGTATGCGAAGCAGGCGAATACGAGATTGCACCATGTTTACTAGACAGTTTTCCAGTAGGAGTTATATCCGAAAACCCAGCTTATCTAATGAATGCAGAAGCAGACGGGCAAGCAATAGCGTTAGAAGGGCGTGTGCCTGTAAGAATACACGGCGCTGTTAAAAAAGGCCAAAAAGTTTATGTTGATGCAGAAGGTTGTGCAAGCACACACTTTAACGGAAATCCGCTAGTTGGTATAGCACTTGAAAGCAACTTAAACGAAGAAGAAAAATTAGTAGAGTGTATATTAAAACTTTAGGAGAAAATTTATGCCGGCTGTTACAGACTTAGTCAACTCTTCCGTATACAATTCGATAAGAAGCACAGTACAGAATGTATTAGGTGTTGGCGACGGTGTACAAAATGGATATGGCAGAACACTAGAAAGTGAGTCAAAAGCAGACAACGATATAATATTTGCAGCTGATATGCAAAAATTATTTAATGACTTAGTCAAAGCACGTACCCATCAAAAAGGTAATCCTCCAACATGGACCAACGCAGACGGGTTGGCTTCACCAGGAATAGGTGAAATAGTTGGTGTTTTTGCTGCTGACATTGGACCAGGCGGAACATCAGCAGATGCAACTAGTGACCAAGCAGAAGGTTTTGCTGACTTTGAAGCAGCGGCTCAAAATGTATTAGACGACAGAAACGTTTTTGATAGTTCACAATTTAGCACTACAATTGAAGATACAAATACTAGACAAACAAGTTGGAACGGTTCTATTGACCATACTGTTACAGTTACTTGGCAAAACGCAAATGAAAGACGTTATTTTTTTAACACAGGCGGAGTAGTAAGATTTAATGCTAATTTAACAGGTGGTACAAGTGTACCTGGTGATGTAACAGCAACACCGCCAGGAACTAAAGACGAAATATGGCAGACTATGTTAAGTACTATGGGGACAGTTACGTTTGGTAAAACAGCTACAAGTTCAGATGGATCAAACCCTGGAACAGGCACAGCAGTAGGTAATTATTACGACTGGACTGGGTCTAGTTCATCCTCCCCTGTAAGAATTTTTACAAAAAGCGGCACAGGGCTTTATGCTGAAAATGAATATTATATTAATGCTTGGGAAACAGCATCTAATAGTTTAAGATTTAACATTGTATTTGTAGATAACGATATAGGTGACGAAGTATCCGATCCTGACTCTTCTGGTCCAGAAGATGAAGATGTTACAGGAGTAACAGAAAGCACAGTATCATTTGTTTATGCTAGTGGAGCACTAGGAATTCCTAAACCAGTATTGACAATTAATTCTAATCTATAAGTACAGTACATAGAAGGAAATACAAATGGCTGTAGTTGGAACAAATGTTACCGCGGCAAATTATAATACTATCCAAGGTAAGATACAAGACGTTTTAGGTGTTGGTGACGGCGCACAAAACGGTTACGGCCGTGCCTTACAAAGTTCCCAAAAAAGTTCAGGTGACATTATTGCTGCACAAGATATGCAAAACTTGTACAATGATCTTATTAAAGCAAGACTTCATCAAACAAATCCACTTTCATGGACTAACGCAGACGGATTAAATGCTCCATCTATAAATGAAAATGTTGGTACAAGCGCAGCAGACGTAGGCAATGAAACTCCATTGAACATTTTTGCACTAGTAGCATCAATAGAATACATGATTATTGATCCTGGTAATTCAGATTTTACAGCAATTGGTGCATCAGCAAATCAAGCAGGAATAAAGTTTGTAGCAACAGGTCCTGGATCAGGAACAGGTATAGCAAAACTTGCTCCTACAAGTGCAAATGCAGAAGAAGACCTTGCTGAGGGATATTTAGACTTTGAGGCTGCTGCGGATGAAATTGTATCTGATATTAACCAACATGATCCTGATAACTTCTCAACATCTACTATTACAAGTTCGAGAATATCACAATGGGGCGGCGGCGATTTTGCCAGCCCTGGTTCTAAAATTACACACGAAGTTGAAGTAACTTGGGTTAATGCTAATGAAAGAAGATACTTTTTTAATGCGGGCGGCGAATTAAGATTTAACGCTGATCTAGAAGGTGCAGTTACAGCAAATTCAAAAGAAGACCAATGGAATACTGTTTTAGCCAATATGGGTACAATTACATTTGGCAAAACCGCTACTGCTGCTGATGGTTCAAGCCCAGGAACAGGATCAAGTATTGGCAATTACTACGCACAATGGAACCTTACAAATTCGTCAAATCGTGCTGTAATTTTTACAAAAAACGGTTCAGGACTATATGCTGATATAAAATATCAAATCGAAGCATGGGAAGTTGCAGCAGGCAGTGCATCAGTAGCTAGTACGCTTAGATTTAGAATAGAAATGCAAGACAATGATTTCGCCAGCTATCCTAGTGTTGACGAATATATTGATAATACTATAAGAAGCAATGTTACAACTTATACTGAAAGCGTCTTAGGAATTGCAGCCCCAAGTTTAACTACTATTACAGATTTAGAAGCCGCACCGGCTAATAATACATCTGCTAGTTTAACAAGAACACCAGCAACAGGTAGTATTAACGAAGGTGACAGTGTTACATTTACTTTAAGTGTAAATCCTGCTGTCAACGGCACACTTATTGACTACACTTTAAGTGGTGTTGGCATCCAAACTGGAGATTTTGATAATGCTCAGGGCACGGGCGGACAGTTTGAGATTAATGGTGGTATAGGTAGTGTAACAATTACAGCAAAAAATGACGAAACATCAGAAGGTGCAGAAACATTGACTTGTAATGTTCCTGCATTTGGAATATCAACAAGTATACAAATTAATGATACTAGTACTTCACCATCACCACCACCTGCGCCTAACACATATAATATAACAGGACCATCAAGTATTAATGAAGGAAGCACAGGCACCTATAACGTAACAACCAACGACAATGATGGCACATATTATTACTCAGTAAGTCCAACAGGTGTAATGACCACAAACAATGGAAGTTTTAGTGTAGCCAGCGGCGCTGGATCATTCAATCTCACAGCAGCTAATGATGCTGTAGTAGGCGATAACGAAAATATAACAGTATCATTTAGAACAGGTGGAATAAGTGGAACAATAGTAGATAGTATGAGTACATCTATTGTAGATACTACTGTGCCTGCAAGAACGGAAAATTTATATGCACTAGAATATTATGCTCTTGCAGACCTTGATCAAGGCCTAGGCGCCGATGACGCCTTTCAAACTTACGGAACGACCCAAAACAGGACAAGAATAGTTTCTGCAAATTCAGCCAGTCTTCCAGTATTACAAAATATCAGTGAAACAAGATACTATGGCGGCTTTGACACTGGCTATACGTGGTCAAAACAAGCTAACGACAATAGAATTGATATTGCTGTAGTTGGCGGCGGAGGCGGCGGCGCAGGTATTTCAGTAGATAGTAGTAGAGGAGGCCCTGCAAGCGGCGGCGGCGCCGGCGGCGTTGCATTTAAAACACTACTGGACGGAAATATTCCAAATACAGCAAATATAATTGTTGGCAGAGGCGGAGATGGCTCACGCCAAGAAGGCGGGTCTAATGATTACAACTTAGGTCGCGCTGGAGGTATAAGCACTTTTTCATATAGCTCTACTATAGATAAGTATTCATTCACATTTGGTAAGGAAAGTTTTGTAATGCAAGGTACTAACGTACCAGCTGTGTGGGTCTGGGAAGGCAACGTAATTAGGACGGCAATTAATGATTTTGCTAGTTCTTTTGTTTACAACGGTGTTACGTATGAACGCGGCACTCAAGAAGCAATATTTAATTGGAGAGATTTTCCAGAACCAGAAACAGCTTTTTACTATAGAATAAAAAGAGCTGGAGGAACAATAGATGCCGGTGCTGGCCAAAACAGCAGCGTTTTAACTTTCGAGCCTGCAGGCATAGGAGGGCTTGGTGGTCCTGCATCTGGCGGAGATTCAAACTTTGTAGGTGCTGCGGGTCTTAATACTGGTGGTGATTTTAATGTTCTTCAATCAAGCACTGGCGGAACCATAAGCACAGGAGATGGCGTTCAAGCAAACTTACCTGATGGTGATACACTTCCTGCTAGTGGTACTTTGGCAAGTGAGAACACAGGGAATAGAGTAAAAGAAGGCGCTAGAACAAACATCAGTACCAACAAGATACTATTGCAATATCTTGAAGTGCAAGGCGGCACTGCAGCTTGTGGTCTCACTTCTAATGCAGGATCCTACTGTAACGGCGCAGGAGTTGGTGCAGGAGGCGGAGGTATGTCTATGCGTCAAGTATCGTCTAGAGGCGGCGCAGGTCATCCTGGGGTAGTTGCTGTAGCAAGGTACAGCTCTACGGAACCTGCAAAGGTTATTAGAATATATACAGCAAACGGTGTTGTAGGCATAACAAACTCTTTTCCAACAATCTATGGTGCAGGCTGGAACGGTTCAACTATAGGCACAAATACAAATAATTTTACTACTACTAGCGGCAGTCATTCATTAGTAAGTGCGGTTATAACTAGGATCATATCAGCTCCTACAGGCACAACGAATATGAGTGGTATCATTTTTTATGTGCAATTCGAGTTAAGTGGCAATGTACCGTTTGAAAGATTACACAGCGTTGATGTTTCACAAGGTACTAACAGAAATATTACTTTTGTAAAAACACAGCGATCAGCAAGAGGTTTCGATGGAACAAACACTACATTTACTCTTAGTACGCAAGACGGGTTACCACCAATAGTAACGTCGGATGACAGTAACGGATTTATTTGGGTTTTGAATCAGGGCAACTGGAATTTTACACTAAGGACTTTTGAATAATGGCTACGTATTTTATAAATGAAGTATACGAGTTGTCAGAAGAATTTGTTGACGAATTACACAACGAGTTAGCTTTGGAATTTAGTAAACACAATCCATATTGTGATCTAAAAAATGCTTTGAGTACGTTATACACTGATGTGTTTACATATTTTTTACTTACAATAGATAATGAACCGGTATCACTTATCATAGGTATAGCAGAAGGTGATCAGTTTACTATAGGTGAAATACTCAGCACCACTTATAATGGTTCTAGAGATTACTTGTATGAATCTACATATTTTGATACGTTAAATAACGCATTGATTGAAAGAGGTTTTACCAGTAAAAAATTAACTACCTCTAAAACAGCTAGAGACGATAATTGGATAAGACGTAGTTGTACAGAACATCCAATAGCAGACAGCTATGTTCCTACAATAGAAGAAACAGAAACGCACACTGTTTGGACTTGGTCTTTTTCTTGACATTTGACTCCTAATAGTGTATAATTACTATTATACCTTTGGAGAACTTGTATGGACGAAAAACTAGCAAAAGCACTTGAAGCAAGCAATCTGCTTGACACAATAAACCAACAAAAAAAGATACTACGTCAACAATACGATGCTGACCTAATCCATTACGAAAATGGCTGTCAATTTACATCCAGCAAAGAACTTATAAGTTTCTGTCAAAGTTTGACAAGTTTAGAGCAAGATCAAATTGTTCTTATAGACGATAATGGACTCCCATCTTTAGTAGAAGATCTTTCTGCATTTACAAAAAACCTAGTCAACACCTATGCAACAGCATCAAACAAATATTTTAGCGAATACAATAAATTAAAGAAACAACGTTCAGTTGAAGGCATACTTAATGACTAAGGGTATTCTTGTTTTTGCACACAACAATGCTGAAATTGATTATGTAAAACAAGCTGCATTTCTTGCTGACAGAGCAAAACAGTATCTTAACTTGCCAGTTAGCATTGTAACTGATAAAGAAAGCATTGGCGACAGATATAAAGATTGGTTTGATAAAATTATCATCAATGAAATACCAACAGCATCAACAAAAAAGCAATATTACAATGGTGCAAAAATGCACAGTGTCTTAGAATTTAAAAATGATAATCGTTGTCTAGCATACGATCTTAGTCCGTATGATGAAACATTAATGTTAGACAGTGATTATGTTATAGCAGATGATGTATTTAAAAATTGTTTTACTAGTATATATGATTTTTTATTATACAAAGACGCTATAGATATTGCCGGCAATAGAGATACTGGTGAATTTTTTACTATAAGCGAAACAAGTGTAGATTTTTATTGGGCAACGTGTGTGTTCTTTAGAAAGACAGAAATAAACAAACGCTTTTTTGATTTAATAAAACACATACAGGAATACTATACACACTATAGAAAAGTATACAATATTCAATCAACAACATACCGCAACGACTTTGCATTTAGTATTGCAATCCATATAATGAACGGATTTAAACAAGGAGATTTTGCAAAAAAAATGCCCGGTAAATTATTCTTTACAGCAGACAGAGATATATTACATTCTTTAAAAGGAGACAAGTTTATCTTTCTGCTACAATGTAAAGACTCACTAGACAATTTTAGTCCTTGTCAAATCCAAGGCAATAGTGTGCATGTAATGAACAAGTACACATTGGAGGATAATTTAAGTGCCTAATTTTATTCTAGTTGCCCAAAACACATTAGAAGTAGATTATGTAAAACAAGCGTGTGCTCTTGCTATGAGTATACATTCGACTACACCTAACAGCAAAATTAGTATTCTTACTGATGATGTTGTTCCAGAAAAATATATAAATTTATTCGACAATGTTATAGAAATTCCATGGGGCGATTTAGCAACCAAGTATGATTGGAAAATACACAATAGATGGAAAACATATTTTGTAAGTCCCTATGAAGATGCAATAGTACTAGATACTGATATGCTTGTATTAGAAGATATTTCTTCTTGGTATAAATTTTTACAAAATTACGACATATACCTAACATCAACTGTCTTTGATTACAGAGGAAATAGAGTACACGATAATTATTATAGAAAAAACTTTATCAAATACAACCTTCCTAATACATATATGGGGTTGCACTATTTTAAGAAAAGTGATTTTGCACTTGAATTCTATAAATGGTTAGATACTATTACAAACAACTGGAAAGAATTTTATAAATTGGGCGGAAGTAACCCTATACAAAATTTTGCAAGCATGGATCTTACAGCTGCAATGACAGTAGATTTACTAGATTGTAAATCAAAAATTACAAATGAAAATGTTTGTGTACCTAGTTTCACTCACATGAAAGCAAATATACAAAACTGGAATGAACTAAGAGAAAGTTGGCAAACAAAAGTAGGTGCGTATTTTACTGATAATGGTGAATTATACATAGGCAACTACAAACAATCAGGTATATTCCACTATACTGAAGACAACTTTTTAACAGATGATATAGTTGAAGTTTTAGAAAAAAGGTTAAGTATATGATTATTTTACAAACGCCTAATTTTGAAATCATACATAAGGTATATTTTGATAAAAATACAGGTAATATTTTATCTATCTCAAACGTAGATCAAGACCTAGAAGATTTTTTTATAGCAGATACTGAAGATATTCGTCCCTTTCTCAATAAAGAAAAAGATGTTACTAGACACAAAGTTATTTACGATATAAAAACCTCTGCATATGTAATAGTCGACAAGTATAAAAAACTTGAAGCAGATGTTAATGACAATGTATATAAGATTTTACCACAGGACAATGCTCAAGTAATAGTGCGTTATATAAAAGCAACAAAAGTTTGGCAAATTAATCTGTCAGATAACGCAAAAAAAGAACTGTCTAACAAAAAAGAAAGAATACATCAAGCACTTAACTTTAGTGTTACTCAAAAAAATAACCCAAATATCTTGCATGAATATTTTACTACAACTGTACAAAAATTATTAGAAGATGCTGAGTCTTTTGAAAGCCAGAGTCAGTTTGATTTTAACAAATTTAGTGTATATACTAATAGGAAGTTCCAAAAGTATTCTTGCGAGGTTATAGATGGATAAGATTAAGATTATTGACCAGGACATTATCTTTTTGTCCTATGATGAGCCCAACGCTGAAAAAAACTATGCTGATTTATGTAACAAGTTGCCTTGGGCAAAACGTGTGCATGGTGTAGACGGGTCAGATGCGGCACACAAAGCATGTGCAGATTTAAGTGAGACTGAATACTTTGTTACTGTTGATGGTGATAACATTATTGACACTGAATTTCTGCAACAAGAAATTGATATTGAAAAATTAGGAGTAACAGCTGACCATGTTTTTAGTTGGTGCGGCAATGTTCATGTAAATGGACTAATGTACGGTAATGGTGGACTAAAGTTATGGACACGTAAATTTGTTCACAATATGAAAACACATGAAAACAGCAATGCTGATGATACAGCAGGCCTGGTAGAATTTTGTTTTGATGAAAAATATTATCAATTCAATGACAACTACAGTACAAGTTACACGAACGCTACTCCGTTCCAAGCATGGAGAGCAGGTTTTCGTGAAGGTGTAAAAATGAGCCTTAACGAAGGCGCCAAACATACAGATATAAAAAATATTTGGTGGCAAAATTTAGATAGACTACGTATATGGTGTAGTATCGGAGCCGATGTAGAAAATGGTGTTTGGAGTATGCTAGGTGCAAGAATGGGTTGCTATATGACTATGTGTACAGATTGGGATTATACTAATGTGCGTGACTTTAAATATCTAACTAGTTATTGGAAACAAGAAAAAGTTGCAGATTTAGATGTTAGCTCTGAGTTATTTAGATACGGTAACCTTATACGATCGGAACTAAATTTAGAAATTGCTGAAATAGACGCACTAGGAAGTAGATTTTTTAAGAGTGTATATCGCAACACACCGAGAATAATTAAGAAACGATGAATACTGAACTAATCAGAATTAAAGAAGTGATGCCGGGCGTTGAAAGAGACATATCGCCTACATTCTGTTTGGCAAAATGGCATCACGTAACAATATATTTACAGACTGGTGAAACACATAGTTGTTATCATCCAGCACCACATAAAATTCCACTAGACGGACTAGAAGAAAATCCTAGTCAATTACACAATACACCACAAAAAAAGCAAGAACGTCTTGCTATGCTGAATGGACAAAAACCAAGCGGATGTCAATATTGTTGGAATATAGAATGTATGGGCAAAGATTATGTAAGTGACAGGCATATTAAGACATCCAGTATATATACTCCAGAAAGAATAGAAGAAATTAAAAGTAATCCTTGGGACTATAATATTAATCCTGAGTATATTGAAGTTAATTTTTCAAACGAGTGTAATTTTAAATGCGGATATTGCCATCCAAAGTTTAGTAGTAGATATTACAACGAAATAAAACAAAACGGTCCGTATAGTAATAGTACAGAACACCGCAATGATATTGACTGGTTTGAATTGTATGAGGAAGATACTAATCCTTATGTAGAAGCATGGTGGAAGTGGTGGCCTGAAGTAAGTAAAACACTTAATATTTTGCGTGTAACTGGCGGCGAACCATTAATGCACAAAAGCACATGGCGTCTGTTTGACGAACTAGAACAAAATCCTAAGCCTCATTTAAACATAGAGCTAAACAGCAATATGGGTGTAAAGCCGGCTATGGTATATAGACTAGTAGAGCGTGTAAAAGATCTAAAACAAAAAGGTTGTATAAAAAGTTTTAAATTGTACACAAGTATTGATACTTGGGGCAAACGTGCAGAATACACTCGTACTGGATTAGATGTTGAACTTTGGGAACGTAATTTAGATTATTATCTTACATCGACAGGCTGGCCAGTTACATTTATGGTTACATTCAATTTGTTTGTAGTAACAAGTTTTAATAGTTTACTAGAAAAAATATTAGAATGGCGTAAAAAGTATAATACAGATAAAAATGAAACTCAGTGGCAACGTGTAAGATTTGACACACCTTATTTAAAAGAGCCTTTACAATTTGACATGAACATATTGCCTAAAGATGAGTTTTTACCATATATGGAGAAACATCTTAAATTTATAGAAGATAATACTAACGACAAAGATAGAACAAAATTTAGTTCTTTAGAGTATGAACGATTTAGGCGTGTAATTGACTATATGAAGACTACAAATTATGATCAAGATAAAATTACAAACGGCATGCGTAATTTTTATTCTTGGTTTAGTGAATACGATAAGCGTAGAGGCACAAACTTAATTGAAACATTTCCTGAGCTAGAAAAATTTTATAAGGATTGTAGTAATGTCTAAAGTTTTAAGTTTTGCTTACAAATGGTGCGGCCCTAAATGGCCAATGACTAATAATAGAGTACCTACTATAGCAGATATAAATTTTGCTATGAATGAAGGTAATGTAGATGATAGTATACAAGCACCGGTGGTATTTCAGTCTTTTAAAAACAGAGAAATTATTTCAGCATTAGAAATTCCACAAGACAAAAAGTACTTTTACGAATTAAATTTTACATCCTACTATTATAGAGATTGGACAAAACTTTTTAGTATCACTGATGGACCATTTGTAAATAATCCTCCTAGATCTTTAATTAAGGATCAAATAAAAAATGGCAATGGATATGTACTTGTTACTATTCCTTTTGAAGGTTGGGTAACGTCCAAGCATTGGGAAGTAATGACACAGTTTTTTAATCATTACGAAATACCTCTAAACAAAGTTGTATATTTTACTAATTGTGCTAATGGACAAGAGTTATATAATAGATGGGCAGAAAACAAAGCAGGCCCTAAAATAAATGTAGAGTATTTCCCCACATTTAAAATCCACAGAACTAACGTAGAACAAACATTATTGAAAGAAGAACCATATAATGTTGGACCAAGAGAAAAAGACTTTTTGTGTTTTCAACGCAGATATAGCGACCACAGGCTGTCGTTTTTTATCAAAATGTTTAAGAAAAACTTGCTGAATAATTTTTTTATGAGTATGGATAGCAAACAACCAGAGTCTGGAAGATCATTTGAAAGTAATGTCGACTATCTTATAAAACGTTACCCTAATTTAGGTATTACAAAAGAAGATATTGCACCTAGCAAAAGTAAATTACCGTTAGTATTAGATAATCCCAACTTTAATAGTTATCCAATGGAAGCAACTGAACAATCTATAGAGCATTACTTTAAAAATAGCCTAATAAATATTATCAGTGAAACTTTTTTCTTTACTGACGAAATACACATTACAGAAAAAACTTATAAACCTATTGCATATAAACAACCATTTATAATGATGGGTGCAAAGGGTAGTCTACAGCATATAAAAGATATGGGATTTAAAACATTTGACCAATGGTGGTCGGAGGAGTACGATAATATAGCCGATCCTGTTGAACGTATAAACAGGATATGTGATATAGTACATGCAATATCAGCTTGGCCTAATTCAGTAAAGGTACAGTTTACAAAAGAAGTAGCAGAGATAGTTGAATACAACTTTAATCTTTTAAAAACAATACCTGATACTGAATTAGATATAATAACAGAAAAATATGGAAACTAAAATGAAAAAGAAAATACTAGTATGTGGAGCAGGCGGCTTCATAGGACATCATCTAGTTAACAAACTAGTTGAACAAGGACATTATGTAATAGGTGCAGATATAAAACAACCTGCTTTTGAACCTACAAAGGCACAAGAATTTTTTCAAATAGATTTACGTAATCCAGACTTTGTTGCTGGCTGTATAAACAAAGAGTTAGATGAAATATACCAACTTGCAGCAGACATGGGCGGCACAGGTTATATCGGCATTGGTGATCATGACAGTGATATAATGCACAACAGTGCATTAATAAATTTAAATGTACTACATGAAGCAACTAAAAAAGGTATTAAAAAAATACTTTACACAAGTAGTGCATGTGTATATCCTGAACGTAATCAGTTAGATCCTGACAATCCTCTTTGCGAAGAAAGTAGTGCCTATCCTGCAGAACCAGATACAGAATATGGTTGGGAAAAATTGTTCAGTGAACGATTATATCTTACACATAGAAAAAATTATGATATAGATGCAAAAGTTGTAAGACTACACAACGTATTTGGTCCACTTGGTAGTTGGTGTGATGGCAAGGAAAAAGCACCCGCGGCACTATGTAGGAAAGTAGCAGTTTGCCAAAACGCTGTAGAAATATGGGGTCCTGGAACACAAACAAGAAGTTTTTTATATATTGAAGAATGTATAAAAGGCCTACTTAAAATAATGGAAAGCAATATTGACCAACCTGTGAACTTAGGTAGCGAAAGAATGATTGCTATTAATGACCTTGCTCAACTTATAGGACAAATTGCAGGTAAAAATCAATTAGAAATTATAAACGTTGACGGTCCAGTTGGTGTAATGGGTAGAACAAGTCATAATGATCTTATTGAAGAACTACTCGGATGGAGACCGGACGAAGATTTAGAATATGGGTTGAAACATACCTATGCATGGATAAAGGAACAATGCGATGAGCGTATACAGTAAAACAGGCAAAAAATGGTCACATGATTTAGAATTTAGTGTTGTACAGGATTTAACTAATGTAGATTTAGATAGCAATCAAGTAGTCTACTATCATCATCCATATGATTCACTTATGGAAAATATACCTTTGTTAAATGCACTAAATGAACCAAATTGGAATCATATCAAACGTTTTAAAGATGTTCACTTAGTACATGAAAACGATAGTGAAACATTTAGCATTGACTTTGCACAAGACCTTAAGAATACACTAATAAAATACAGTTTAGGATTTGACGATATTAAAGTTATTGTTATGGATGAAAACCATAAACAATTTTTATTATCGTACCTTGCAAAGCATGGTAGAGATTGTAATGTTGTAGTTGATAACTATTTGCTCAAAGAAGTAACTATACCAGAATCACACGATGCAGATATTACACACAAGTTTAGCAGTCTTAGCCGTAACTACAGAGACTGGCGAGCAATACTATATGTAAAGTTATTTGACAGCGGTGTGCTGAAAAACCATTTCAAATATAGTTTTTTTAATATATGGCCATATCAAAATCCTCCAAAAGTCTTTAAAGCAAAACAGATAGTTGAAGATTTAGAAAAACGCAATGTACCAACAAGCAAAGAAGCATATCGTTGGCTTAAAGAATGTCCACATGAATTAGATGCAAATACTAGTGTGTTAAACAAATGGTCAAATGTAACATACGATGCAATACTATCAGCAGACTTCCATATTGCTATTGAAACACATTTTGATCAAACCTATTATACAAACAAAAGTGAGTACGATAGATCATTTGCACCTACAAGTATCACAGAGAAAACATACAAGGCTGTAGCATGTAAGAAACCATTTATTGCGTTTAGCACACCTCGCATGCTTGCAGACTTTAGAGCATTAGGTTTTAAAACATTTAATCCGTATATAGACGAATCTTATGATGTAGAAACAGACAACAAAAAACGGATAAATATGATTGTAGACGAAATTACTCGCATTTGCAATCTTCCTCCACAAGAGTATGCAGATGTACTAGAAGGTATAAAAGAAATTACCGAGTACAATTTTCGTAAACTTGTAGAGAAACAAAATGCATAATGAAATTTATCAACACTTTAACAGTTTAGATATTACACCAAAAAAAGTTAGCAGCGATCCTACAGATATTTGGATTGTTGATAATTTTTTGCCTCAGAACATATACGAAGCAGTAGTTAAACAGATTACTGATATTCCTGATGCACAGTGGAGTACATTTGCAAATGATTCTAGTAGTAGATCAGAATGCAGAAACCCTGTAAATGCACCACTAATAGAAACATTACAAAACACTTTTAATTCAAGTAAAACTATAAACTGGTTACAAGAACAAATTGGTATTACTGGACTTGTAGCAGATCCACATTTACGTGGTGGAGGGTTATGTAAGGTACACAACGGTTACAAATTAGATCTACATACAGATTTTAATTGGAACGATCAAATTAAACTTAACAGAAAAGTTAATTTAATACTTTACTTAAATAAATGCTGGGACGAATCTTGGGGCGGAGATTTAGAATTCTGGGATAACAAAAAAACAAAATGTATGCATAGGTTAACTCCTAAGCCTAATCGACTTGCATTTTGGATATACGATACAGATCTTGTACATGGATTTCCTAACCAATTACAAACGCCTGATGATACGTCAAGAGATAATTTAATATTATTTTATTACACTAGCAATGGCACATGGGAAAAGGAACCAAGAAGATCTCAATTTATGTAGAGGATCTATGGCTAACTTTCATCTTTATGCAGAACCATTTATAAAACAATTACCTGACAACCGTTCTATTGTATTAGAGATTGGTAGCGAACGTGGTGAAGGTAGTACAGCATGGTTTGACAGCATTTCAAAAAAACTAAACAAAGATTTTTATACTGTTGATGTAACAGATTATGCATCTAAATCTCTTAAACACCTTAAAAATACAAAGTTTATTGTAGCAGAAGCAGGCTCTAGTTGGGCAAAAACTTATCTTGATAAATCTATTAGTGTGTTGTATCTAGATAATTATGACTGGATAAGCACTATGAATCATATACGTCCTGTAGAAAAAGAACTTATAAGCGAATATAATACTAGAGGCGTTAAAATGACAAACTTTGATTGTCAGCGTGAACATTTAGAACAAATGGTATGTTGCATGCCTTACATGGACAAGGAAAGTATCATAATATGCGATGACACACCATTTGACAAAAGCTCAGGAGTATACTTTGGTAAAAATGGACCTGTAATACCTTATGCGGTAATACATGGTTATAAAATAGCATACAGCGACAACAATGGTGTAATACTTACAAGAGGTATATAATGAAGTTCCAGTTTATAAGACCAGACAGATTAAATTTAGATCATGTACCTGAAATAAAAGAAGTACGACCATACAAACAATTTATTCAAAGATACAAAACACCTGAATTAGGAATCGGGTTTGGCAATCCAAGTACTGAATGTATTTTTCCTATTGAAATTTCTAAACTATCACATCAATGGACAGGTGATGTAGGAACGCAAGATTCTTTTAACACACTTTTAAATATTCCTATAGAAGTAATACATCTTGTACAACAAAGAAAATGTAGAATTGCAATTATTAGTATTGTAGAAGGTGATTCATATATTGGAGAAAATTGGAATTCATTTAAAGCATTGCATCATGATATGGAACAAAGAAAATTACCAAATGATAGTGTAATAATTGTAAGTGGTAATTTGAGATTAAATGAAGAATATCAACAATGGTGTAAAAATGCAAACGTTTATCCTAAGTTAGAAATACAAGGCGGTATAGAATGGGATGCCAAAATAGCGTATAAGGAAGACAGTTTTGTAATTGACAATGTACTACGTAATTGGAGTAACCTAGCAAAATTTAACAGTCTTAATAGGACTGATAGGCCGCATAGACGCAGGCACATTGACTGGTTAGAAAAACAAAAGTTTACACACGATAACCTAGTATCAGGGTATGGGCATAGAGTAGATGTAGATAATACAGTTGGCGGCTTAGGTAATGTAACAAATAGAGATATTTATAATGCAAGTCAGCTTAGTATTGTTACAGAAACGTTTTTTGAAGAACCTGGATTGTTTATTACTGAAAAAACATTTAGGTCAATTGCTATTGGACATCCATGTATAGTATTAGGGCAACACGGAATACTAGATTACTTTGATAGTATAGGTATTAACTTGCGTTTACCAGGTTTAAACACCGCCTACGACAGCATACAAGACCCTACAGTGCGTTTTAATTTGTTCCACGATACTTTACAGCACTGGGTACATTTAGAGCATACAGAGCGTTATAAGTTGCTTAAAAGTTGGCAACCTATACTAAAAAAGAATGCACAAGTGTATAACAGCATTGATTTTAAGCAAGAAATAACTAGAAATATTGTTCAATCTACAGAAGAATATTTCTTGACTAAACCCTAAAAAAGTAGTATAATAACAAGATGTATGATATAATTTTCGTGTCTGCAAAAGAAAATAAAACACAGTATAAAAAACTGTGCGATAGATTCCCTACGGCTAAGTTTGCAACAAGTTTTGATCAAGCACAACGTAAAGCTCTAAGTGATATGTTTTATGTTGTTTGGGATGATGTAGATGTACAGGATAGTTTTGCATTTGATTATGAAGTAGCTGAATGGGATAAAAAATATGTACACACATTTTTAAATGATACGTACTTTGATGGAATATGTTTAGTACCGAAGGACATACATATATCAGCAAAAGAGATAAAACACAGATTTTTTGTAAACAAAAAAGAAGTTAACATAGTAGCAAGTATGCCAACTAGGTATGACGTTTTTCATATAGATTCTTATGAAGATTATGAAGAAGCACTCGAAAAGTGTAATACCAATATGTTTTGGTGCATATGGAAAAACGTAGAACTAATCAAAAGTGCTGTACTGGCGTCATACTTTAGTCATCACAACAGTTATGACAGGAATGAAAACCACGTATACAAGAATGCATGTAATGATGAGGAAAGTTATCATGGCGGTGTTGTACTTGCATCTGTCAACAAGCCATTGTCTAAAAGAGAAGTCGAACATAGATTTTTAATTAACAGAAAAGAAGTTGACGAAGTTGTTAGTAGATACAGATATCCAAGACATGTTGTTAGCTCTTATGAACAATATGAAAAAATACTTATAAAAGAAACTAGTCCGTTGTTTTGGTTAGTTTGGGATAATGTTGATGTAACAGATAAGTCCATATTTGATTTATATTATAATCCAACAGATGGTAGGTACGATGCTGATAGAGAAATGCATCATGTTTATCAACATCTGTTTAGAGGCGAAGCAACATATCATAATGGCATTGTATTGTCTACAACTAAACATAAACTAGGAAAACGTGAATTTAACAGTAGGTACGTGGTCACAAGGAAAGAACACAAGAGAATTGTATCAGAGCCCTTGCCATATGATGTTGTGTTTATAAGTTACAAAGAACCAAATGCTGACAAACATTTTATGAAACTCCAAGACAAAATAAGAGAAACAGATCATAGAATAAAGTTACGTTGGGTAAGAGATGTTACAGGTATACATCAAGCACACAAAAAGGGTGCATCATTGTGTACTTCAACAATGTTTTTTGTTGTAGACGGAGATGCTGAAATATGCGAGGATTTTGATTTTCGATATCAAGTTCCCGTATGGGACGAAACTACAGTGCATGTTTGGCGTTCAAAAAATCCTGTTAATGGCTTAGAGTACGGTTACGGTGGCGTCAAGTTGTTGCCAAGAGAGCTTACTGAAAACGTCGATATAAATTCTCCAGACATGACCACAAGTATAAGTGATAGGTTTAAAGTTGTAGATCAAGTAAGTAACTATACAGTGTTTAACACTGATCCGTTTAATGCATGGAAGAGTGCATTTAGAGAATGTGCAAAACTTGCAAGTAAGACAATACAAGGACAAGAAGATGAAGAAACAGAAGCAAGACTTAATACATGGTGTGAAAAGGGAGAGACAGCTCCTTTTGGAAGCTATATTATTAGCGGTGCTAGTGATGGTAGGCTCTTTGGGCTTAATAATCGCAATAAGCCCAATGTTTTAAAATTAATAAATGACTTTGAATGGTTGAAGGAAAGATTCGACAATATATATGAGTAATTACGAGCAAATACCTTGGCAAGATATAACAGAGTTTGGCCAAAAAACTCTCCTAAAGAGCCATCTTTTCAATGTTTCTTGGATACTGGCTAGATTTTGTAATTATTCATGCAGTTATTGCTGGCCATACGCAAGATCTAGTACCCCTGATCACCAAAATCTAGAAATTTACTTAAACGCCATGGATAGTATAAAGACACAAGCTCGTGCAAATGGTTTTAGTGATTTCCACTTCAGTTTTTCCGGTGGCGAACCTACAGCCTATAAATACTTTAACAAGATAGTTGAGCATTATGCTAACGATAGTGAACCAGAATATCAAAGCATACACATGACAACAAATCTTAGCCCGGGCGAAAAATGGTGGGCTAAGTTTATTGAAAATACTCAAAGTCTTGAACGTAGAAGTATAACCGCAAGTTATCACGCAGAATTTGCAAACGAACAAGAGTTTGGTGATAGATGCTTGCAATTAATAGACGGAGGTGTTTATGTTACGATTAATCAAGTTATGGTTCCAGAAATTTTCGAAGTTCTTTATGAGAGGCTGGAACGCTTTGCCGCCAGAGGTATTAGCGTCACTCTCAAGCCCCAGTCCGATCCTACCGCCTCCTACGTGGTACATGGATACACTGAAGACCAGATCGCAACAATGCGAACCGGATTCCCACAAACATGGAAAGGCAAGCCACTCCCGCAAGTCTCACTCTATGATGGTAAAGG